TGTCAGAACGCCGGGGCTTCCTTTGAGGTATTCCGGCAATGATTGGTGGGTTTCATCAACCTCAAGCTGGTTGTCTGTCGATAATCGCCGCACAGGGATGCTGTAAGCCTCTGCAATGGCAAATGGCCCCAATCCTAGCTGCAACAGCCTCGACAGCTCCCTGTCGGCTTCTATGAGCGCTTTTTCAATCACGGTTGGGGATCCTTCCATCGTAAATCATTGCTTCCAGCTCTTCACTTGGGGAGAAACGATAGCCGCAAGCAAGACAAGCCCTGCGCCGCCGGATCGTGTTGTTGTCGTGGAGCCTACTGTCTTTGACAATTGTGTCTTTGGAGCATTTGATACACTGCAATTTCTTCATCCTCTGTCAGTTGTCGATGGCCGCTGTAGTCACATTCCCAGCAACCAAGGGCTAAGCACTCTTGGCATTCCTTCATGTATTCCACGCCGATTTCGGGATATCTGATGACCGGGATAATGATGTGCAGTAGATTATCCACCAGCGGCCTCGCAGATCTGCTTCACAAGATTGGCCTGACCTGTCTGGCGCAGCTTGATCAGCGGCTTGAGGAACAGCTCAACCTCTTGCAGCCTTTTCGCCACAACAAGGTGTGAGCCAGCCAAGCGCAGCTCTTCATGCATTGTCTTTTGATTGTCGGATACTTTGCCGCCCTTTGGGCGTTTTAGCTCAATGAAGATCGGCAAGCGCTTTACATTGTCGAGCCACCCGGCATCATCAATGAACAGCTCAAGGTCAGGCCAGCCCCACTTTGTGCCAAGCTTTTTCAAGCGCCGCTTGTAGCTGATGTGCCGGGTGCCTTCATTTGGTGAATGATGCAAGACGCTATTGACCGGCAGTGACGCTTCAAGCCACTGAACCACATAGTCTTGAAGCTGATCCTCAGTCATACAAACCAACGCTATAAAAGCTGGTTGGCTGAACAGCCCCAT